TATTTACGGGGCTTACAGCCGAAAAATATTTTTCGCTACATTACATTATTGTAGTGTATAGGTGGCAGAATTTGCCACTTTATGTATAGTGAAATGTAAAATTTATACGTAATAAGATATAAAAAACGGAAAAACGACCCATTTATATGTTATAGCATACAAAAAAGCCACCCCGAAAGGTGGCCTTAAACTATGAAACGTAGGCAAATTTACGTAAAAAAGTATTCGTTTATGCTTTTGCGGTGCTTGTCGTAGTTAAAATGTACAAAGCCAGACCTACCTAGTTGAAAGTTCATAGCCACCCAGTTACTAGACGGGCTAAAAGCTGGGTAATTGTAGTACTTGAACACGTCACTACTTGCGCTATCAAATAAATATAAATGGCTGTCGCCTTTTTCAAACGTAATATCGTAGCCTTTGTTAAGTAATTGCTTCGTATTTAGGTAGCCTAGTATTCTATTAATCTGGTTCGGGTCTATTTTCGGCTTAAACCCGTTCTTTAAATTGTGCGTGTCTTTTCCGTGTGTAGTTACAAAGCAATAGTTACCTATTATTTCGTAGTCTATAAACGCTGTCTGGTTAGTTACGTGTACGTTTTTTAAGTCGCGTTCTACATAAGTCTTGAAGAACTGGTTAACGAAGTACGAAAAGTCGCCGCTATGGTTGTCGTTACAAATGTTTCGTATTTCTATAGTCTTATAATGAGGCGCAAGTGCTTGCACTAGACCAACTTTAAACTGAAAGCCAACGTCAAACGCTTTCTGGTTGCTCATATTTTGCGGTAAGGCGTGGCCACCCCTAGTAGTTTGCCCATTAAACCCGTCTAAATAGTCGCCTAAATCTAGTATGTAAAGCGTGTCGCTGTTCTGTTTTTCTAGCGTGTAACTTACCATTTGTTCTAGACGCTCAAATAGTATGTTTTCGTTCCATTCTGTGGCGTACATATTACGCCCTTTATCGCTGGTGTCCATTCCTATATGAACGTCTGTAAAAACTAGCTTATCAAATAGCCCGTTATGGCTTCGTTTTTTTATAGGTTGTATTTCTAGCTTTGGCGCGTTTTCAATTAATGCCTTAAAGTCTACGTCTTTAATATCGAAGTTGCTACCGAAAGACGGGTTCTTAAAGAAAAGGCTGGCATCGTTTGTTTTGAGCCAGCCGTGCTTTACGTCTTTGTCGTCTAGTCCTAGTTCGTTAGACTTATTTTTAATAGCCCTATATTGTGCTACTATTTCAAATTCTTCACGCGTAATGCGTGGCCTAAATTTACTCATATAGTGTATTTAGAAAACTTAAGAAGCCACTTTGTAATAAAGCCAGCCCCAAAGCCTATAATAAACAGCCATAAGTTAGGCTTTTTATTTTTATTCTTTTCAGTTTTATACTTTACGACCTCAACTTTTTCTATCAATTTAAGCGTGTCGCGTTTCAGTCTGTACTCTATTCGTGTTTCTAGTCGCGTTTTAGGCACAAAAGAACGCTTGTAACGAATGATTGTATCTTTTTGAACTATTACCCTTTCCCAAGCTATAGAGTCTCTTAAAACGTACGGGATTGAGTCTATTGAATTTATAGTAATAGTGTCGGCTATCGTGTCGCATCTGTAACCTTTCTTAACTGCTTTACGAACGTGGTAATTAGCCGAGCAACTTGTCACAATTATTGCCAAAATAAGTGACAAAACAAGGGTATAGCCTTTAAATTTAATTTTTTTCATAAGGTTATAGCTTTAAAATTCGTGAATAAGGCAATAAGAAACTAACTTTTCACGCTTTAATAGCCCTATCATTACCTTGTAGTTAGGTATATTGTTGACTACTTGACAGCCAGCGGACCACCAGCCGACATTAGTGCCAGACGTTTTAGTTATGTCGTAGGTGTTTGGGTGGAAATTAATACCGAAATAGCCTTCTTGAAGTTTACCTTGTTCTTCTGACTTGTCGTCTTTGTCTGTGTCCCTAAATACCTTTACTTTGTTACCTAGCTGTAAAAGTGCTTCTACTTTACCGTTATGTTTTCCGTATTTCCAAACGTTGTAATACCATTCGTCAGCTTTAAGTACAGCCGCGCCGTCTTTGTTAATCTTTTCGAACTGGCGAAGTGTAGGAGTTCCAGCGTTGGTAGTGCCAGAAGTTACTAAAACAAAGTCTTCGTTTTTAAATAGGTATATTTTGTCATCAAAGCGGTTGGGTAAGTCGTCTAAAGAACGGACACCAAGTAACCAATAACCAGACGGAATAGTTTTAAAAGACGAAAGGCTCTTAACTTTTTCTAGCAGTTCTTTGTCTGTGTAGGGTCTTACCATTTGTCCAGTTTTTTGTCCGTTTTAATGGACATTATTTAAGTGTTTTTCTCCTTAATTAAGTAAATATCCCCCGCTAACAATATCAACGGGGGAACGTAGGGCAGTTCTTACGGTATGCGTCCACGTGAAGTTTCGGTTTAATTGAGTTGCTCACTCAATAACTGCACCGATAGTTATTTAAGGTCTTCTAGTTGCTCTTTGCTACGACGTACAAACTTTAGAAACTTGTCCCAAACGTTTACACCAGTAACAGAAAAATAGCTTTCGTTTATGCTTTTGATTTCTGTAAAAACACAGAAGAAAGTAAACATTTTCGTTAACACTAAATCAATGGCTATGAAGTGGCCTAGAATGTCAGCGACTACAAACTTTTCTAAAAGGAATATAAATACAATAGCGCCAGAATAAAGAAGGCTTTTGCTAATTGTATGGCTTAAACGTCTTGAACGTATAGAACCCCACCCAGACTTTTTAACGCTTCGCCAAATACCAAAAAACGTATCTAAAATAATAGCTAAAACAGCAATAAAAACTAGCGGCTTAACTGGCGCCAGAATAGATAGTAACGCAAATATAAACGCTTGTAGTTTTGTACTCATTAGAAAACCATTATAGCGTTATTATATCCGTTGTCATTATAGCGCTGGCCACAACGTCCGTAACAAGTACCTACGCAGTCGCACGCTTCTATTTGTGGACGTAAATCTGTGTCGCGGTTTTCCTTACTAGTAAATAACGGAAATAGGTTTTTATTTGCAAGCAACCATTTAATTAAACGGGCTTCAAAGAAACTAGCTTTTTGTGCGTAGTGTTCCATTCCGAAAGCTACTTCTGCACGGCTAACGCTACCAGAGTAGTCGCCGAACTGCGTTTGTAGACCTTTGTTTTTAAGTTGGTAAGATAACCCGAATACTGCGTCTTCTGCCGAACGCCACGCTACAACGGGCTGAATGAATTTAACTAGGTCTTCTTCGTCGTTAGTTAGCGTCTGCGTATTGTACGCGTCTAGCATATAGTTATAGAATACAGAACCCAGAATAGGTTGTACGCGTAAGTCTGACTGCGTTTTAATGTATGGCGTTACGTCTGTTACGTCTACGTTTGCAGTTATAGGCGTGTTCGTTTTTAAGTAGGTTTCAGTTATAAAATAAATCATTGTGCGGGCGTGTTTAAAGGTGGTAAACTAGCCAAAGCGCGTAACTCGTTAGGTGTCATTTGCTCAATAACTTTTTGCGCTATACTAGCTTCTAAACTATTTAAGGCATCCACTACCTTTAGTATCTTTTCGTCGCGTTCTACAATAGCGTCGTTAATAATCTGAAAATTACGAATATTAAATTCTGCGCTTAAACGGCAAATATTTAGCAATTCTTGAAAAATTTCTGTTACTTGTTCACGCAAAGGAATTACAACGTTCTTTTCAAAGATTATATAAGCTTGTTTAATGTCCGAACCATTACCCAAAGAACCCGCTGTGCGCACCCCTAATAAGATAGGGTCTATAGTATGGGCAAAGCAAATTTGCTCCGTGTTTAAGCCGCTAGCTTCTTGAAAAAGCTTGTCGTTTTGGTTGGTTGGTATGCTTTCAATCTTTGGTAGCTGGTCTTGACTATTTGCAAAAAATGCAACACCTTTACCAGCGTTAGCCGCGCCTTTCATTCTGTCTATAGTGTCGCGTAGTACTTTCTTTTCTTCTTCGCTTTGTGGGCGTTTAGGGAAAAGCATAGCAAAAGACGGGAAAATAGAGTTCTGAATGTTCGACTTTGCGAAATAACTTAACTCGCCAGACAAGAAAGCAAAGTTTAACGCACTTGAATATTGAGGTAATGGGTAATAGTCTTGTCCGATACTAGGTAACTCATAGGCCCAAAGCTGACATTTGTCTTGACATAGCGGGTGGTATGGCTTAACTTCTTCTACGTCAATTCTAGACGCCCAGTCATCGCACAAATAGTAGCGGTCTTTTTTATTGTTTATACGTACTTTTTCTGGGCTTACGTTTTCGATAGTTTTTACCTTTCCTTTTTCGTCAAAATACAGCTTAAAGTAAACGCGGTTGTGCATTACTAGCTGTTTGGTTACAGCTTTTACAGACTTCGAAAGCTTCATTTTCTTTTCCCAAGTGTAAAGCGCTAGCTTTTCTTCTGGCGTTAGCTTGTCCGTCTTTAGTTCGTAACCCGCACCGATAGTAGCGTTAACTTTAAAGTCTACGATAGCCCCGTGTAGTGGCGAAGTAAAGTAAATCTGGTTAAGAATTTCTGGGTAAAGGTTGTCTTGTCCGAAAGGAACGTAACCCGCAATTTGATAGCGTCCGTTTACGTAAGGGAGTGACAAGTCGCCACGTCCTATTTTACCAAAAGGCGTACTAAAAGACTGATAGCCTTCTATTACTTCTGTTTTCGGTTGTTTAAATCTGTCAAAAATTCCCATTTTGTTAGTCGTATATTGAAGAAACAGAAGCGCCAGCTACAACTAAACGCCCTTCTTCTATTAAATTAAGTCCTTCTGTATTCGTGTTTTCGTCTATAGTTATAGGGTCGGCGCTTTCGTAAACGCTGTACGTGTATTGCCCTTTAATAAGTTCTAGGTCTACGCCTTCTTCTAGCGTGAATAGGTTGTATCTAGTAGGCCAACTGCTCGTGTCTTCGCCAACCCAAAAGATAGGCTCTACAGCGGTGTTATATTCGCCCTCAAAAACAAATAAATAAAAGGGGTCTACTAGTGTAGTAACTTCCGTAAGCGTTAAAGCAAAGGTGTTAAGTTGCCCTTTATCAATGTAAATCATAACAATATTAAGTTTTAAAAGCTTAACGTTCAAAAACACAAAACCCCCTTAAGTAGGGGGCTAGTGTTATTCGAATAAATAGGGGCTTCTTAAACAGTAAGACCAGCAATAATTGTAGGGTCTACTTCGTAAGCCAAAGTTTCGTTTTCAGCAACCAAAGTAAGTGAATACTTCGAGCCGTCCGCGCGAGTTGTTCCCGAACCTTCGCCGTAAGCTGAAACTTGTAAGAATGGGAAATACCAATATTTGCCGTTTGCGTCGCCTACAACCGCGTTCAAGTATTGTTGGCCAGCGCCTAATACTTTAATAGCGCGGCTTTTTTCTTGTTCGCGTCGGTGGAACATTAAGTTAATAGTTTGAGTAACGTAGCTAGAACCGTTTACTAAATCAATAGTTCCATCTTCTGTGTAGCTAGAAGTGTTACGTTTAAACTCTAAAGCAACGTAAGGCGAAGAATGAGTAATAGCGGTTACTTCCCAGTTCGTGCCAGTTTCGTTAGTTGTAATTGCAGTAATGTTATCTTGTTGGTTAACTAACAAGGTATAGATACCGCCGCTGTTGTTGTCACAGCTTTTTAAGATTTCTTCTAATGTAGCGCAAGCCATATCTTTTAAATTTAAGTGTTATAAAAAAGGGCGGCGTTTTATGGCCGCCCCGTATGTTTTTAAATTGTTGTTAACGATTAGTCAAAGCAAACGTTATACATAACAATTTGGTCTGGGTTCGTGTAGTGGAAACCAGCTTTCAAGTTAGCACGTGTTCGGATATACGGTTCAGCAACTGAATCAGAAAGGTTAACAGCTTTAAGCGCTTTAGCGTCGCCTTCTGCATCAAATGCGTAGATAAGGTCACTCTTAAGTGCAAGAACCATTGTGCTTGTTGGCATACCTTCTGCAAGAACGATTTTAATACCCAAGAAAGTAGGTGCTAAAGGTGCAGTAACATAAGTTAAAGTGTTACCAGAAGCCGCCGCAATTTGGTAGTTTACGAATACGTCGCTAGATACGAACAAACGAAGGTCAGCACGTTTAGCTTGAACAGCCGCTGGGCTATCTTGAAGTACTGCAGTCATTTTTGCAAGTACGTTAGACGAGTCAATAACGCCAGAATACAAGCCGTTTACAGCTACGTCAGCACAAAGTCTTTTAATGTAACCGTCACACAAAGACAAAACTGCGTCTTCGCTTGTGGTGTCACCTTGCCAACGGATTAACTCTAGGTCGTTACCGATACGTGCCGCCATTTCTGTCCAGTAGTAAGACATAAAAGAAGCTACAGTAAAGTCACCGTTTGAACCTTGCGACATTTGTAATGCCAAGAATGATTGCTCTAGGTCGAACTGACAAATTTGAGCCATAGCTGAAAGGGCACAAACGTCGATGTCAACAGCGTCAAGATTGTCTGTAGGTGCAGAAAAGTTACAAGTAGACGGCGCAAGAATGTTACCGAAAGTAACGTTAGCTAATTTAGTAGCCGACTTAATACCCGGCAAAGTGCGGTAGTTGTCTGCAATGTCTTCTGTTAAATAAGCTTTGCTGTAGAACTCGTCTGGGTTAGGACATAACAACGCGTTTGTGTCTACGTCCAAGTCAAATTTTAGGTTTCTAATCATTGTGTTGGTTTTTATTTTGTTTTTATTTTGTTACTTGTTTGATGCGCGGAACGCTTTGAACTTATCGAAAGCCGACATTTTCACGTCCTTCATTTCGAGTTCGTCTTCTACTTCTTCTTTAGCTACGCCGAGTTCTTCGATTTGGTTTTTCAAGTCTGCAACCATTCCAATAATAGCGTTAACTTGTTCTTCGATGATAGGCATAACGATAGCTTTGATAGCTTCGGCGTCTGCAGTTGGGTCAACAGCCATTTCTGTAGCTACTTCTTCTTCGACTACTTCTTCTTCTGTTACGCTAGTGTCTTCCATAGCTACTTCTTCTGTAACTTCTTCGGTTACTTCTGCTAGTTCTACTTCTTCTTTTTCGACTTCTTTAATTTCAACTACTTGGCCGTCTTTAACCACGTAGATTTTTCCTTCTAAAAGGTGTTCTCCGTCTGGGAAATTCATACTATTTTGTTTTATATGTTTACTTAATTTCATTCCCAAGAAGCCCTCAATAGAAAAGCCTAGCTGTTCGTTTTTTACTAGTTCGTTATAATACTCTTTGTCCGTTACTTGGGCTGTGAGCATTAACGTTCCTTTCGGTACTTCAATTCCGTAAGTAGTAAAGGCTTTGTCTTGGGTTGGGTTTTCCACTATCCACGCCTCTAGAATGTACGCTGGTACTTCTTTGGCTTGGTCGTGTTCTAGGTTAAAAACGTTTCTGTTCTGCAAGTCTTGCATAAACTTAACGTGTATTTGTTCGATAGTTTCTTCTTCAAATTGTACGTAGTACTCTCCAGCTTCGTCGTCGCGTCTGTAGATTTCCATAGGAATCATAGCGGGCGCTGTTACTCTATATTTGAGTTCGTCGGAAAAGAAACGTTTGGCTACGTTTTCAAACGCCATACCCTTAACTTTAATAGCTGGGTTTGACGTGAACGCAATTTGTTCGATACCTAAATTTTCCCCGTCGGAATATTCGGGGTCTATTGTAATTTTGTAAATAGGTAAGTCATTAACCATAACGATATTAAAAAAAGTCTATATTTGTTCAAAAATTAATAACTATGGTAACTATTTTAGGACGGGAAATTCCCAACGAATTAAGCGAGTTGACTATACAGCAATTCGAAGACATTACAGAAATACACGCTAACGAAAAGCTAGACCACGTAGAAAAGCATCTAGAAGTTTTTAAGTATATGGGCCTACCAGAAGAAATTGAAGACGTAGACTTTGAAGACTTTAAAGAATATATCCGTCTTTTTAACACGGCTAAAAGTCCAGAAGGCGTTTTGTTAAAGCGTTTCGAAAACGACGGCTACACCTACCAAGCTTACAACGAAGAATGGAAACTAACAGCCCGCGACACGAAGCTAATTGAAAAGATTTTATTTCATAAACACAAAGGCTATATTTCCGAAGTGATAGCGGTGCTATTCAAACGCACAGACCTAACCAAAACAGAACACTATACAGACGCGCATATAAAACTAAAGTCTAAAATTATACGTGAAATGCCAGCTGAAGTTGCAGTACCTTACTTGGTGGCTGTAGCTGAAACAATTAACAAACAAGTAGAGCAACTTAATGAACCTACCGAATAGCTGGCACGAAGTTAAGCTATACCAGTTTAAGGAACTACGCCAGCTGTCAGAAGTTGGCGGGTTCTTTAACACACAGCTAGAAACCCTAGCTATATTGGCAGATATTCCTACCGAACAACTAGAAGACCTAGACCTAGAAGAAGTAAGTAAGCTATTTAAGTCTGTTAAGTGGGTGCTGAATGAGCCTAAAAAGGGGCTGTCTAACGAACTATCTATAGACGAACATACCTACATACTAAAACCATTCAAGAAACTAACGCTAGACGAGTTTATAGACCTTGAATATTTCCTACAAAACGACTATTTAAAACATATTACGCATATAGTTTCCGTGTTTTGGCGCCGTACAGAAGTAGACAAGTGGGAAAATGTACACTTTGAGCCGTATATATTTAGCCCGTTTGACCGACAAGAAGACTTTGAAGAAGTAAACGTAACAGAAGTTTACGGCATTATACCAGAATACCTAAAGTATAGGGACGAGTTTATGAAGAAATACGAAAACTTGTTTAATTCTGACGACATAAACGACGAAGAACCCATTAACTCCAAAGACTTTGACAGCATAGAAGAATATAAAGCAGAACTTAAAGAACGCGAGCAAAGTAAAAAGGCCCGCAAGTGGGGCTGGGAAAGCCTACTATTTGACTTAACAGAAGGCGACATAACAAAAGTAAAGGCAGTCGGTGAACTGCCCTTAATCTTTGTGTTTAATATGTTAGCTATGCGTAAAGAAATGGGCTATCTAGAAACCGCGAAAGGTTAAGGCCGCATTAAACTCGCCACCGATAGGCTCAAAGGTATAAATCAAACTACGTTTTTCCCCTAGAATTGTAGCTACTTGTAAGATAGGGTAGCGCTGTGTCATCCATTCCGTGTATTGCTCGAATATTTCCGCTGTAGTTCCGTTGGCGTTTAGTGCTTCTGTAAGCTTTGCGCATAGGTCAAAGGCCGCCATATTCACGGTGCCGTTATTTAAGAACCCGAAATAGTACATTGCTAGAATTTGTATTTCTAGTTCGCCTAGCGCTGGTATCTGGGCGTTAATTCTAATACTATCGTAAAGGCTACCAGTATCTATAAGCGCTTCGCTGGCAATAATTTGCTTAAGCGTTTTAGCTATCTTATTACGCGTCTTATATTTGACGTTGAAAACGCCGTTATTCTTGTACGCCATTCTCTAAAAATTGAGGGGTGTAAGGAAATTCTTCTGTAACTGCGTGTCCCGCAAATGCGTGCTTTGGGTTCTTTGGTTCTACCAAGTTTGCACCGAAGTCGTATGTCTCGGAACTCATAACGTCATAGTGGTAACCGTCAGCGTAAACGGGTGGGGTTACTATTTCCATTCCATCCATTACGGGAGGAGTTACCATAATCAACCCTATTTCTACAACTGCTTGCACTCCGTTTCCGTATGCTTCGTGTTTCTCTCCGTTGAACTCAACCTCTACAAGTATGCCTTTGGCTTTAAGGTCTGCGAGTGCGGTTGCTTTGTCGCTATAAGTAAGCTTGAATATATTTTCCATAGTTAGATTGTAGTTAAGGCGGCGAGTTGAGTATTCGTTAGGCGGGTCTTCCAAAGGGCGGTTGCGTTTATTTCTTGACTTGCTGGATAACCATAATAAACCACATTATCATTTAGTGTAATTTCCGCCATTTGAGTAGATGATGTAAATGATGTTGTTGAAGTACCCGATAAACTTCCGTTAATATAAAGTGCAGAATCTCCCGTTTTATAGGCAAATGCTATTTTAACATATTGACCCGAAGTCAAACCCGTTTGTTCTATTTCAAAAATAGCACTAAACGTTCCATTTCCTATAAACATAGCAACACGAAATTTTCCAAGACTTGCTATAAATTGAAACGCAATAGCAGTTTTTGTATCTACACTTTTTTCGGTATTTAATATATTTGAAATGTTAGTACCTCCCGCATCAGCAATTTGTGGTAAATAACCCTCCCAAAACACGACCCCCTCCGTTTGACCGATAAGCGAACTGATACCCGTCTTTGATATTACGTCAGCGTTGCGTGTTACACTTGCAGAGGTTGTTGGTATGTATGAAGTTGGGTATGAACCCGCTTCGAGTTGATAACCATAAATAGAAACGTCTGCCCCTACTTCTGCTGACAAACCTTGATATTCATTTGTTAAATTGAATGTATAAGTAAACCTTTGCCATTCATTTGTTAGGTTCAATTCGTAGTCAACTGTTCCCGACCCATTTAAAAAGAAACCGAATTTTTGAGTTCCGCTATTGTTTCTCTTTGCATATATTGAAACGGTGGTAGTTCCTAACGTAAATAAACCATAAAGATTATATCTATAACCCGTACCCGTAGCAACCCAACGACTTGCGTTCATAATCCCATCGGGGCTTATTGCATAGTTTGGAGTTATTGTATTTGTTCCGTTATTGTTTGACCAATTAGCAAAATCGTTGCTTTTAAGATATTGGTTAGTCCTTTGCGGTTCTACTAACAAACTTGGACAAGTACCGTTTGAGTAGTCAAGACGTGGTATGTTAAGTCTTGTTTCCGTCTTTTGGTAGTCTTTAGCTACTGAACCCTCAACGAGTTGTGCACCCCAAGCGTAGAAAGATGCAGAACTTGAATTCTCTACTCGACCTCGTGAACCTAAAGTAGGGCTCATTGAATCTGAAACGCCATACATACAAAACAATGCAGTATCTGCAGTATCAACGCTCAAAGTAATTCGACACCACCCGTTGCCCTCGTCTGAAATTGAAGCGATTTGATTTGTTACTCCACCACTTTGAAAGGTTGCAGTTGTTAGGTTGTCAAGGTCATATATACCCGTTGCCCAATTCACACCCGAACTTTGGTAGTTAAGTGAAATGTAAACAAATTGTGCGGTGTTCTTTTTAACATAAATGCTTGAAGTAGTTTTAGCATAACCCGTAAATCCTTGAAAAAAGTCGTGATTGCTTAATGAACCATTAGCAGTATATAAGTCAGCAGTAGTAGTTCCATTTGGGGCGGTTGTAGCATTAGCAGTAATTGCTCCGCTTGACTTATCCCAATTTACATCATCGAACTGCTCACTATATTTAAACAAATTATAAGGCACTAACTCAACCAACCCCGCAGAGTTAACTCTTGTTGCAGTTGTTGCTCTTGTTACGGACATATCCCCCGAACCATCGGACGGAATAACGGAGTATAACGTGCCCTCTTTGTATCCGTTTGGCGTTACTATTAAGGAAGCGGTGTCTAATAGGCTCATATTTCGAACTCGTTTAAAGTGGTTTCTAGGCACGCTTCGGCTTCGAATACGCCACCCGTTGTATTAATTCTGTTTATAAAGATATCAATTAAATCTGCGTTTGCTTGTATCTGTAACGCTAGGGCTTCAATCCAAGACCCGTTAACTGGTGCTGTAGCCCCGAAGTCTTCTGCTAGCGCTTGAATCCACGCTTCGCCTTCTTCTTTGTTTACGTTAAAAAAGTCGCATAAAGCTTCTAGCCAAGTGCCGTTTTTAGTTTGTGTAATGCCGTAATGCAAGCAAATGCTTTGCCATAAGTTGCCGTCTACGTCTGGAGCTTGTAGGTCGTGGGCTATAGTGTGAAGCCAAGACTGGTTATAAATTGCCATAACAATATTAAAATTAATTACCTTCTTGTTTAAGTGGAACGGCGCAGTCTGTCCAGTTGTTTACGGCAAAAGTTGCAGTCATTACCCACCCAGCCGCGTAGTCTAGTAAGTCGTTATTAAGTGGGTTAAAATTAGGCGTGTCTACTAGGTCGAAGTTGTAGTTATTCGAGTTTATAAAGTAGGTGTAAAGGTCGTATAGAATTTGCTGGCAGTCGGACAGAATTACGTTAATGTTTTCGCGGTCCTTCTGTATAATATCGAAGCAGTAAATTTCTAGAATAAAATCGTTCGTGTTTTCGGTTGCTATGGCTGACACGGGAACTATAAAAACAATAGGGTACTTTTCGTCCTTTGTGGCGAAGTTGAACATTTGTTCTTTGAAGTCCGAACCTACTTTCTTAACTTGTACGTGGTTGTTGTAGAATTCTGTAATTTCGTTTATAAGTGCTTGGTAACTTGTCATAGTTCAGAACCTTTTTTGATTTTATCTATTTTGTTTTGTGTGCTAGTTATGTCTGTTTCACTTACTACAGCTTGAACTACTATATTTTGGTTCGTGTTTGTAACGCTTTGCGACGCGCTAGCTGTGTTAAGTTGGTTGCCTTGTCCGAATAAGTTAACCATAGGAACGGCCGCCGCTGTTGAAGTAGTGCTACTTGTACTAGACGGGTTCGAACCACCGCCAGAAACGCTACCAGCTGGGTTACTCAAAAGCTGTTTAGCCTTAACCATATTGGTAGTAATTTGTAGAATACCAGTAGCGAACTGCGCCGCACCCGCTAAACCACCCGTAAGGCCGTTTAACGCATTAGACTGCGAAGCCGCTACGAGTGAACTTATAGCTTTGGCGGTGTCTATACCAATTTGAACTAGAGCGCTAGCCTTGTTAATCTTTTCTAGTTTCTTCTGGTCGTTAGTTACTAGCGTTGCAAGGTTTGTAACTGCGTTAGCGTAGTCGCCTACCGTACTAATTTTAGCGTCGCGTACTTGTTTAGCTGTTTCTATTTCGGCTAGTGCTTTGTCTTTTGCTTCTTTAGCCGCTTTATCTTGAATGGCTTTAATTTCTTCGGAGCGCTTTTGTTCTAGGGCTAGGGTATCCATTCCGTATTGCTCCGCTAGGGCTATAAGCTCGAAATATTTTGTATTTACTTCGTCTAGTTCCCGCTGTGTTTCTGTCATTGTCAACAAACGCACTTGTTCTTCAAATTCTTCTTGTCTTTGAAGCTGTGCATTTTGGTTGTCTTTTATAGTTTTAGCTATTTGTTCTTGTCTTTTGGCTTCTGCGTCCGCTTGCGTTTTTGCGTTTTTATCTAGTTCGGATTGTTTCTGGCTTTCATATAATGACGTTAAGCGCACCTTTTCACTACCTAAAAGGTTTTCATTCTTTTTTGTGTCTTCAATTAAACGCTTATATTTTTCGTTTATGGTAGCTATTTCGCGCTCGTTGTCGTTTTCTATTAAAGCTATTTCTATATCCCTAATAGTGCGCTGTGCGTCTAGTCGGTTTTTAGCGTAGTTCTTCGCGTTTTCTCTAGCTTTAGCGGCGTTTTCTTTAGCCTTCTGTGCTTGTTCGGCTGCGTCCGCTATTTCTAATAGTCTTTGTTCTTTACGTCCGTCTGAAAGTATTTTCTTTTCAGCGTCCATTTGTTCGCGTAATTTCTTACGACGTTCTAGGTTGTCTTTAGAAGCTATCTTTTGTAAGAAGGCGTATTCTCTTTGCGCGTCACTTAAACGC